AAATTTAACTGCGCGGCGGTGGCGGATAAATCAGCTATTTGATCTACTTTAATTTTTTGAGACATTAGCTAACTCCTGCTTTTATTCTTTTATACTGCATATCTAATTATTACTATACCAGATCCACCCGCGCCAGCAGAACTATAACCTGCGCCGCCACCGCCACCAGTATTAGCCGTTCCAGAAGTACCAGATCCTGATCCTGAATTTCCATTACCTCCACCACCGGCTCCAGATCCTGCCGTTCCGGTTTCAACGCCGCCGCCGCCACCGCCTGCACGAGTAACACTGCTGCCTGTGATTGATGAAGCGACACCCGCTCCACCACTTCCACCAGCCGCCGAAGAATTAGCTGGGGTACTAGGAGTTCCGCCTGCTCCGCCGCCACCGCCGCCCGGATAATTAGGTGGTGAATACGGACCTGCTGTACCACCTGCATAACCTTGATTAGCCGTTCCAGCACCGCCGGATGCGTTGTTTCCACCGCCTCCACCGCCTGAGCCACCCGCCGTGGCCGCGCCTGTCACACCGCCACTACCACTAGAGGTTCCGCCACCTCCACCGCCAACTGAAGTAATCGAACCAAATACCGTATTGCTGCCAGCAGTCCCTGCCCCACTTCCAGTAGTACCAGCACCGCCAGCACCAATTGTTACTGTGTAGTTGCCACCTGTAACACTTAAAGCAGATTCAGCACTAGCACCTCCGCCAGATGATTCCCCAGAAACAGACGATCTATAGCCACCCGCGCCGCCTCCGCCGCCATTGCCGTATGCGCCTTTACCACCGCCTCCGCCGCCTCCGATAACTAAGTATTCTACAGTTCCAGAACCTGTAACTGCGAATGTACCAGAGCTTGTAAACGTATGAATTTTATATCCACCACTTTCTACAACAGTATTCCCACCAGTAGCTGTTAATCCACCCGGCAGCGTAAGTGTTGAAGTTGCGGCGGTCACGCTGTTTACACCATCGGTTCCTGTAATCACCAAAGTAAAACTGCCAGCGTGTGCAGAATTTGTTGAAGGCGTTATAGTAAATACGTTATTAGATTGGCTAATTGTAGCAATATTACCCAGCCCGCTTGTTGTAGAACTAAAAGTTACAGGGAGTCCTTCGGGGTCGGTAGAACTCATTGTGATTACTGTTGCTGTTCCATCAGTTGCTAAACTATAGGCGGCGCTTAAACCAGAAATAGTTGGCGCTGCATTAGTGGCAGCAAACACATACCATGCAGTTCCCTGATATATGTATAATTTATTGTTACTTGTTACATATCCCATTGTTCCGGCGGCAGGGCTACTAGGCAAGTCTGTTGGATTAGTTACTACTGTAGTTGATGGTGTTATGTCATTTGAACCTGCTGCGGTTTCGATTTGTGATGAAGTAACCGCACCGCCGCTACTTGTGACTGTTTTCATTTCACCAATTTTGGTGAACACAACACCCACTGGGTTAGGCGTTCCTGAAGTTGCTTTAGGTACAAGAGCAATGGCCCCGCTCGTGCTGTCAACACTAAAGGTAGCACCACCCAAATCTAATGTGCTGCCGCTTAAATAAAGGTCCCTAAATCTTTTACTGGCAGTACCTAAGTCTCGGGTAATGTTCGCATCAGGAACAATGTTTTGAGCAACAGCCGAAAGATCAACGGAACCACCGCCACTACTACCACCTATTAACCTTGCAAATATGTTTGCTCCAGTGAAAGGAACTGAGGTAAAGGTTAAAGTTGTTCCAGATACCGTGTAGTCAGTCGTAGGTCTTTGAATCAAACCATTAATAGTAACCAAAAGGTCATCAACATCGCTAGGAGCGGTAGTTACTGTAAACGCTGTTGTGCTACCGTTCCCGGTAAAGCTGTTTGCTGTAATGCCCGCAGAGCCTGTACTTAGGTTAGTAAGTTGAGATCCATCTACTGCTGGAAGTTTAGCAGAACCATCAAGGACAATTATCTTACCCGCTGTAGTACCTGTGTCTATTCTAGCCACTGGAACTGTACCAGAAGATATATTGCTTCCGTCTAGGTTTGTTAAAGCACTACCGTTAGCAGCAATAAGATTACCACTAGCATCCAAGAAAGACATTTTTTCCGCAGGCAACGTGCAGAAAATTGTTCTAGTTCCAGTCCCCCAATTAACAGCATTGTCGCTGTTGCTGGACTGAAGTATGGTTGTTCTTGCTAAAGTCGTTCCAGAAGCTGTATAGGTGCCAATGCCTACTTCAAAGTTAGAACCATCACTGCACCCATAATAGGTAGTGTTTCCATTACCTACACTGGCAAAGCTTTCAAAACCATCTACGGCTCCAGCTAAAGTATATGTGCCAGTGCCAGCAGTGGAAGTAGTTTCTTTGACTCGATCTCTAAGAACAAGCGCCATGTTAATTTATCCTAGACAAGTAATGGATTAATTTAACTGGATGCTTAAATTGCCAGCATTAATGCGGAAAATATCACCGGACGCGATTACCTTACTGGCATCAAGCTCACCAATAAAATAAATGTCCCCAGAACTAGATGCACTAGCAATAAAAACATGCGTGATTGTGTTGTTTGTCCCGCCAGAGGCTGGAAACTCAACCTGCGTTGTTGTTGCTATCTGAGCATCAGTAGACGTTGAGGGTACAGTCCATGTTGAAGCTGCTTTTTGCTGTCTCGCATAATTTGTAAAGGTAGCTTCTGTTACAGAGCCGCCTTCTGCGCTGCTTACCGCAGTTGCTAGACCAACATAGATATTATCGCCGGGTGTTGTAAAGGAACCAGCATTATTCTTGAACAAGAAGTTAAGTATCTTGTTCTCCAAAAAGGTGGTTGCTGCATTTGGTGTTGCCATTGTCTTTTACTCCGTTGTTTAAGTGCGCGGCCTATCAGGTAGACCTCTCCTGTAGGCATCGCTATTCTCTCTAGCTTCNGCCAAATCNTTTANNCGTTGNANTTCNTGCANGAACCTTTGCTCATATAATTGCATCATATCCGCTTCGCCTTTCATATAAGTATACGCTTCTACCAGCGAACCGTAAAGAAGNGCGTTNGGAGCATTGNTACTNAGCCANCTAGTGCCNGTGCCNGNNCCAGCCGTAATGCTGGCTGGCCTGTAATAATAATGAAGCTCTACCGCATACGCTTGATTTGGTGTCGGGCCTACAATAAAGTTATCAACGTCAAATATTCCATAATATTTTGGAGTTCCAGTTGAGCCTACTGAATTGGTGTATTGTTGAACAAAATTAACATCCTTTATTAAAAGAAAATCTTGATAATTCGCAGTCGTTATTTGCAAAGAAAAGGCAGCAAGATAATCGGCAGGTACAGTCAAGTATGGATCATTTTGTGATAAAGAAGAAGTCACGTTCTTACGAAAAAGTTCAAGATCGACAACAGAAAAAATTCTATCTTCCGCGCCGCGAATGAATAATGGCAAATTGTTTACAAAAGAAGTTTCTTCATTCTCTGTAAAACTTTTTATCGCATCTTGTAGCTCTGTGTATGTAAATGACATTTCACTTGCTCACTGTACTATAGTTATATTCCCAACCATACTACTATGGCTAGTGCATTGATATACCAAAGATGTATCGCTCGGCTCATGCGGAACAATAAACTGTGTTAACCCGGTGGTAGAATTATAGTTATCGGTCACCCCTGTTGTAAAAGCAGAGCCGCCGTTGGATGTTCTGATCTGCAAAGGATGGCTACCTACATTAGCCGTGTTATCAATTAAGTATGTGTGGCCTTTGTAGAAAGTAAAGTTTGGGTTGTTACCTGAAGTAGCGCCCGGACCAGTGAATGTGTACGCCGAGCTTCCGTTAGTACCGGCAGTGTACTTTGTTACGGGCCCTGTGGCTTCATCATTCAACCTTATCCAGACACCGCCATGAGCGAAATAGAGACCACCTGTAGCGTGAACATGAGCAACAGCCCCATGATATGTTGATGCGCTAGGTAAATCAGTCAAAGCACCATAATAAAAAACAATCTTGTTGGCACCTGAACTAACATTTAAAAGGCCATTAGCATCTATAATATCCGTTAATACACTGGAACTATTTCCCAGCGCACTGTAGATCTCGTTGAAATTGTCGTTTATCTTGTCCGCGCCTGCGCGAAGGGTATCACCCGTCCCATCATTTGCTGATGTTCCAATTCCTACTGCTTGTTTTGCCATTTAAG